TCGTCTGTTAAATGAGTTGCTGCTGCTGTATTGTTTGCCCCTCTAGTACATCCTGTAAACGTATTTGTAGAAGATGTAATTCCAGTGTAAGTAATTTGTTCTGTACCTATTAGTAAAGTACCTGTAGTTGGAAAATTTGAAACAGAATCTACAACAACTGTTGTTTGATTATTTGTCATGTTAGCAAATAATGGGCTAAACATAGCATCTGAAGTTCCGTCTGTTGCGGAACGAAAAATGTCGTAAGTATTTTTACCATTAACTAAACTAATAGTATTGTTTGCAATTTCCCAATAATGAAGACCTCTGTTTCCCCATTCTTGAAACATAATGTTTAAAGAACGTCTAGCTCCTTTTAATTGGTATCCAGAAACACCTTCAATACCTATTCTTTCGTAAGCTTCCTCAACGATATCTGCAATAGAAAAACCTTTTTCAAAAATAGTTGTTCCTGAAGTTATGTTAGCCATGATTATGTATAAATAATTGTTACACCTGGAGTATCTGTTAAATCTAAATATACACCCTCTTTAAACAGGATACCTGAACCAGGGACATAAATAGATAAACCATCTGTTCCAAATTTAAAAGTACAAAGTACAGTTCCTGAAGATCCTCCATCTCTTAAGACAACTACCGCATTAGCAATGCCTTCTGCTTGAATATAAGTTACCCTAGCTCTTTGAGTTGTAGGAACCATTTGACCATCAGCAGTTCTGTGTGCTACCGACTGATCGCTTGAAAAACTTGATCCACCTGACATATTATTTCTCCTATTATGTTAAACTTGGTCCAGAATATTTATCTGTAAATAAAGTATAAGCAGTTACATTAGTTTTAGTTTTACAAAAAATTCCTTTAGGAAATAAAATTCCATCTTGTGGAAAATTTAAAGTAAGTACATCTCCACTAGGAACATCTGATAATAATAAAGTAGTTCCTGAATTTGAAGTTGTTGTAAGTTCTAAAATACCTGCTCCACCGCCATCTGATGCAATTGATATTGCTCTCAACCTAATGGGTTGAGCAATTATTGCTGTAGCTCCGGCTGATGCATTTGATCTTGTTGCTTGTATATCTTGTGCCATATTATATCCTGTTAAAATTATGTAAAGCTCCCGAAGGAGCTCTACAAATTAATTATTATGCTTCTTTTGCAAATACACCTTGAACATCAACAACTGTCCAATGTGCTGTTGAATTTAAAGATGCAAGTACAACAAAGTCACCAACTTTTGATGTAGCTTTTGTATTAATAAGATCTTTGTTATCTACTAAAGATCCAGCATACAAAATACCATCATTAGCATTTGGGCTAATTGTTAAAGCATTAGTTCCGTCTGGAGCAGTGTTAACAAAAGTTACAACTCTTCCAATTGAGATTGCAGGTAAAGTAAATACAACACCATCTGTAGATGAAGTAATTGTTTTTCCTGAATCACCATTAGCTATTGTGTAGTTTGCTGATTTGTTTTCTAGATTAAACCCAGTTAAACCTGCTTCGTTAAATTTACCTTGCAGTACTGGTCCTCTAAATAGTGTTTGTGCCATGATTGTTCTCCTAGTTAAATTCCACATAGTCTCTAGGCCGTCGACTATACTGCGTCTATGCAGAATATTAATTTATGTATAGTGTGTAATTTGTATACTACTTTTGAATAGAGTGCAAGAGATCCTATAGTGTGGAGTGAATTTCCAACGATGTAGCTTGTTAATTAAGTAGCTACTGAAACTTCTGGAGCAACGTTTTCAACGTTGTTTTGTAAATGGGCTATTCTAGCTTCTTCTAGCTTGATGTCAGTAATGATTTCTTTAACTTTATCATCAATTCTAACCATGTTAAGAGTATATCTATTATTATCTAGATGCTCTTGTTCCCACTTCAACTCCAAGGACCTTTTTGCTTTGTATAGGTCTTGTATCATAAACAACCTCCTCAAAAGTTATTCTATTTAATCCCGTGTGATAGCTTTCTCCGAGATCTTCCCATTTTATACTGCTTTCTCCTAGTTTGTCAAGTATTGCATTTTCAACAGATTTAGAATTATCTTCTGCTAATAATTCAAATTTAGCATGATGATTGTAAGCCCATATATTTATAAGAAGTTTTTTCATGTATTCCTTTATTACTTTCATAACGAGGCGGGAAAATCCCGCCTCATCATATTTAATTATTAAGCACCTTCTGATGCAAAAATACCTCTAAAGTCAGAAACTCCAAAAGAGTATCTTTCTCTAGCTTTGTATCTTACATTACCAGTGTCGAAGTCACCTTCCATAGCTGTTTTAATAGCTGATCTTTGGAAGTACTTCATTCCATTTGGAACATCTGTAGTGATAAAGAATGCATCTGGATCAGTTAAGAAATTGTTAACCACATAACCTTGTGGAACCATTCCCATTGATTTAATTGCATTGATATCATTATCAGCAGTACCAACTCTTTGGTCAGACTTCATAAGTCTCTCAGCAGTAAATTGAAGCTCAGATGGAATAATCATTTTCATTCCTCTTGCAGCAATTTTTAGACCTCTTTCGTCCGTCATTCCAGCGATGTCTATTAAAGACTGCTCTAATGAAGTTTCGTTAAGATCTGACTGAGTAGCTAGTGTATTAGCTACAGTACCATTGATAGTAGGGTGAGAAAGGTTAAATAGAGAAACTCCATCACCTGAATCATAACCATCAGTAGTAGGTAGACCTTGAGTTAAAGGATTTACCGCTTTAACTTGTTTAGTCTGAGCCATTGATCTAGCTAGCGCTTTTGTATATCTAGACGCAAGTCTATCATACAAGTTATCCTCAATCGCTTCTTCAGTGATTGCGAATGCTAAAGCTACAGTCTCATGAGTGTATCTTGCTGTGTAAGTCTCTTGAGCATTGTCAAAAGTTACGCCAGAACCCTCAGGTTTAACCTGTGCTGAAGCAAAACCAGATAACATTACTTCTTCTTCAAACGCTCTGTCTGATGATTCAGTATCGTATATCTCAGCGTGCTGATTTTCGTAGTTTTTATATTCCAAGCCAAATAAAGCATTTAAACCTGGTTCTAGTTCTTTTACTAGTTGTCCTCTTGATATAGCCATTATATTCCTACCGTTCCTTTTAAGAAGTGTTCGTTAATAATAACTACTGCATTGACGTCTGCAACGCCCGCAGCATTATTTTGTGGATCTTTCGAAATCCCGATCACTCTTAGTTGTGCTGTAGCAGTTTTTAGATCTGAATGATCTAATTCTACTTTTGATATATAGTTGGGTGTTGCACCAGCTGCATATACTATATCAGCATTTAGTCCAACTTCCGCTACTGTTAGTGCAGCGTCCGATTGTACTTCAAACCTTTCATAAGGATCATCATGTACGAATCCAACAATATCTGTTGCTGTGTTAGATGCCGCTAAGTGATTAGCCCATGTAGGTTTGTTTGTAGAAGCGTCAGTATAGAAAACACCATTAAGGGATCCTAATAAGACAGCCGCTGCTGTACCAACAATAATTTTACCAGTTGCCGCCATCATTATGGGGTCATTTTGGTATATTGCTGATGAACTAGCTGCGATGCCATATTCGGATAAACCCTGGTTATCTCTATTCTGGCCAACTTTTCCTATTGCTCTCAAACCGAAAGCATTGTCTTGATTTGTTAGTGCCATTATATTTATCTCCATTTGTAACTAAAAATTAGTTACGGGTTAAGTTTATCCAGTGGTCGTAGTAATTGTTAAAAAATTAACTTTTCTTTGAGCCACCGAAGGTAACACGAGATTGTCTATCAACATTGATAGGCATACTCGAATGCTGTTCCTTCATAAGATCGTTGTCCATTGCTTCAACTTGCTCTGCAGATTGCGCAGCGTAATGCTTTGCTCTCTGTTCAGCGATCTCTTCAGGTACCCTTGTCAGCACAAGGCCGCCAACTCCGATTACTCCCGAATATTTACCGTCTTCAACAATGGGGAAATCAGCATCAGGGTATTGATCAGCTCTCACTAATTCATAACCTTGTCTAAGTCTTTGTGATACGTTTTTAGTATCATTAAAACCTAAAGTCTCTGCTCTTACCCACCTATGTCTGAAGCCTGTAGGTGCGGGTGGTGCATCTAAAGCTGATGGTGGAGTCCAAACTTTTTTTTGAGATGTTTTTTCTCTTGTTTGACTCGCACGTGAGGTTCTCTTATCTTCATTATTATTTTCCATATGCTTATGCCTCCTTCGTGATGTTTAATTGTTTTGCATACTCTTCTAGCGGCACACCTAATTTTTTAGCAATTGCTACTTGTGATGATGTGAGTCTCACTGTTCTGCGACCTGTTTTTGTACTTCTTCTAGCCGAAGCTACATTCTGTACCGGCTTAGTCGTTTCTACCGTATTGCTATTATTAACAAATTTCTGGGGAAATTCAAGTCTTATTCTCTTATCTATTTCAGAATAATACTCGTCGCTTGTAGGGTCAAAACCTTCTTCATCTGTTAACTTCTTATGTAGATCAAAAGCTGTATAAGTCATGGCGTTATCTTGTCCAAACCATGAGTTTTTACTAGCCCAATTTTCAGCTTTAGGATCAGGGTTTCCCTGGGCCATTGGCTGTCTAGCTAAGTTAATATCTGGAGTTTTTACCTGCATTTCTCTTTTTTTATTATATTCTTCCTGTTGAGATTTAGTTTCTGCAAATCTTGCATTTTTATAACCCAATTCAGAAATCATAGTTTGAGCTTCAACTTCAGCAGTTATATCACCAGCATCTCTAGCTGCTAATAATTTAGCTTTAGCTGCATCTAAACCATTTTTAATACTCTCTTCAGTATTTTTAAAAAACAAAGGTTCGTATCTAGACATTTTATCGTCAGTCTGTTTCTTAGCTGCCATTACTCTTTCAGCATAAGTTAGAGCTTCGTCTTTTTGTCTCTCTGCTTCTCTCCATTTTTTAGTTAGTTTAGAAATTCTTTTTTGAACTCCATCACTATACTGTTCTACTTCTTCTTTGTTTTTAGGTTCGTCAGTCTGAACATCAGACTGCTCGTTAGATTTCTCAGGTGAGTCTTTAGACTCAACACTGTCTTCAGTAGTTGTTTCATTTGATATCTCAATGTTATCTGTTTCTGTATTTGAATTTTCTAATTCAATCTCTGTATCTGGACCCGATGTATCGATGTCCACTGTTTTTTGTCCTTCTGGCATAGTTTGTTCTCCTTCTATGTTTAGTATTTATGAAGTATATCTTCAGGGTTATCTATAGTTGCTAAAACTTCATCATCATTTAGCAGTCTTACTTCTCCACCGTCAATTTG